TATTTTAAGTGCTGCAAATATACTCTTTTATAATAATGTGTATAATCATGGCTATACTAATTAGTGTTAAATGAATAATTAAATATATTCTTTTTCTTTGAAATGAATAATTAAGATTATACATTTGCATCATCAAAGTAAACAAATAGAGTATTAACACATAAAATATAAGTAGTATGAGCACAAAATTTAGAAGTCAGATGAAAGAGGTTATGTCTATGGCATGGTCTTTTGTTCGCAAGAACGGTTACAGTATGAGCGAAGCATTAAAATGCGCATGGGCTAATTTGAAGCTAAAAGCAGCTTTGAAAGTTAAGATAGTAGAGTTTTACTTCAAAAAGACTGATGGCACGTTACATCAAGCCTTTGGCACTCTCAAAGAGAATCTTATCGGTGAGGTAAAAGGTACAGGCAGAAAGCCTAACGATAATCTGCAAGTATACTGGGACACTGAAAAAGAAGAATACAGATGTTTCAAGAAGTGTAATCTTATCAAAATAGTATAACCATGACACTAATAGCTGAAAATCAAGATATAAAAGTCTACCGGCATAATGCAGCAGGCGGGCAGATTACCATATATCAGTTCAGAAATGGTGAATTAACCTTCGGGGCTGAGAAAGTGTCGGTTCTTAATAGATTTGAGAAAACTCATGTATATGAGATGATATGTAGAGTACTAACACATAAAATATAATGAATATGGTAACGGATTACGCAGGCAGACGTGTTCTGCCACTGTCAGATAAAGAGACTACTCAATTAGTGAGTTATTCAGAGAGGTGTCAACCGTATTATGCTTTTGACGAAGTGGTGTTTTGTAAGTTGATAGACCTTGTTCTACCCGAAATAAGGTGCAAATTATACATCAGTAATAATGCGGTTCATAGAGGCTTGAAAGAGAAACTCAACTTATTTGTAGGCAAGTATTATCCGAACGGATTTAAAGAGAACGCTAAAAGTGACTATCTATTTTTTAGAAACGAATTAGTCAAGAAAGTACAGTGCCCTCGAATACATTGCGGTTTCAAAGATTACAATAGGGTTGAGAAAGATTTATTTGTCATGCTTATGCGTTCTTGCAGAGATTATATATACGCTAATTTCACAGAAGAAGCAGAGGATAAATTTCTAAAGTCCTTATACAAAATAAGCCTTATGGCTAATTAATGCACGATTATCAAAAGGCAGCCCGCACGACTTTAAAAGGCTGCCTTTATTATTCACCTAAAATTAAATGATTATGGATGAAATTTGGAAAGATATTGAAGGGTATGAAGGATTGTACCAAGTATCAAATTTAGGTAGGGTAAAGTCTTTAGAAAGATACAGAAAAGGCAAAGGTGGGGCATTAACATTTTGCAAAGAAAGAATACTGATAGATAGAGTTGGCAAAAATGGTTATTCTCAAATATGCCTTTGTAGAAACAACATAAAGAAACTACTTCTTGTACACCGTTTGGTTGCGAAAGCTCACGTACCAAATGAAAGCAAGTTGCCATGTGTTGACCATATAAATGGTATTCGCACTGATAACAAAGCAATTAATTTGCGGTGGTGTACAACAAAAGAAAACTTGAATTTTGATTTAGCACGTAAAAACATATCGCAATCAAATAGGGCAAGCAAAAAGTGTAAAGAACATATAAAGTCATTACATAAGTCTTGTTGTAAAGAAATAGTGATAGTGTTTTCTGATGGCTCGATAAAAGAGTACAAGTCGGCAGTTGATGCCGAAAAAGATGGGTTTAATCATTCGCTTATAGCCGCTTGTTGTAGAGGTAAGCAAAAAACAACACGCGGATGTAAGTGCTATTATAAAACTGATTATTATGGCAATAATACTTAGGGATTATCAAAAGGCTGCCTCTGATAAAGCGGTAGCCTTTTTCAAAGACAAGAATAAAAAAAGTAACGGTGTTATGGTACTGCCAACAGGGGCTGGCAAATCAATTGTAATTGCAGATATAGCGCATAGATTAAACGACTATGTGCTAATTTTTTGTCCGTCACGTGAAATCGTTGAGCAAAACTTCAAGAAGCTCTGCTCATACGGCATTCTTGATTGCAGCATCTATTCGGCTTCCTTTAATTCAAAGGAGATAAGCCGAATAACATTCGCCACCATCGGCAGTGTGAAGAATCACCCCGAACTCTTTACCCACTTCAAAAACATCATCGTTGATGAATGCCATTTGGTAAACCCCAAAGAGGGAATGTATAAGGATTTCTTTGAAGCTGTAAAGTGCAAAGTCTTAGGACTGACAGCGACACCATACCGTCTAAGCTCCAGCCGTGACTTCGGCTCTATGTTGAAGTTTATTACACGGACGAAGCCTCATGTATTTTCAGAGGTCATTTATCATGTACAGGTATCTACTCTTTTGGATATGGGTTATTTGGCGAAGCTAAACTATTATCCGATGGATAAAGAACTTAAAAAATATAATGGCAACGAGTTTAAGGAGTGTAACCTAAAAAGGAATAGTACTGGTGCCGACTACACAGATAGGTCAGTTCAAAAGGAATATGAACGGATAGACTTCTACGGCTATCTCGTCCATATCGTCCAAAGGCTGATGAACCCCAAAGCCGGAGGAAAACGGAACGGCATTTTGGTATTTACCCGCTTCTTGAAAGAAGCGGAACGGCTTACATGGTCTATACCCGGAACCGCAATTGTTTCGGGTGATACTCCTAAGAAAGAACGCGAACATATTCTTGAAGCGTTCAAAGCTGGTGAAATATCTGTTGTTGCCAATGTAGGTGTACTTACCACAGGCTTTGACTATCCGGAACTCGATACGGTCGTTATGGCACGTCCTACAATGTCACTTGCCATGTGGTATCAGATAGTCGGTCGTGCCATCCGCCCGCATCCTTCTAAAGAATGTGGATGGATTGTGGATTTATGCGGTAACATCAAACGTTTCGGAGAGGTGTCGGATTTACGATTGTTTGATAGCGGTAATGGTAAGTGGGCTGTATTTTCTAACGGAAGGCAATTAACTAACGTGAGATTCTAAGACTATGGACGAAGGATTTTTGAGGCTAAGCCGCAGGTTTTTCTCGAATGAAATGTGGAATGAAGCCCGTACTTTTAGCAGTTGCGAAGCGTGGTTAGACTTAATTCAGTCTGCACGATTTGAGGCAACGCCCCGAAAGGAGAGTATCGGAGGTCGAGAAATCTCTTATTCAAGAGGTCAATATCCTGCATCCATAAGATTTCTGTCACAGCGTTGGAAATGGTCTGAAAAGAAAGTGCGTTCCTTTCTTGTGCATCTTAGAAAGAAAGGTATGATAACTGTTGAGTGCAATCAAGGAATGAACCTTATAACCTTATGTAAATATGAAGAATATAATCCAATGGGCACAACCAAGGACACAAGTAAGGGCACAGGTATTGAAAAGGAAATCAATGAATTAAGACAGGAATGGGCACAACTAAGGGCACAATTTGGGGCACAGTCCATGAACAACAATCTACCGCAATCCGAACTTTTACAAAAATCAGGGCACACAGAGGGCACAAATATAAAGAAAGAAGAAAGAGAGTATATAGATATATCTCTACATCAAAAGAAAGAAAATACTCCTGACGGAGTATCAAAGAAAGACAAGCTTTCTTCGCCCTCCCCCTCTGAAAAGATTGATTACAGCGGATTGATGGAATACTATAATACCACATTCAAAGACAGACTCCAGCAGATAAGATCAATGACTGATGTGAGAAAAAAGGCTGTAAAAGCCCGGATAGCCCAATATGGGAAAGAGTCAGTGAGGAGTGTTTTCAATCTCATTCTTCAATCCCCGTTCCTACTTGGAGCTAATGACCGCAATTGGAAATGCGACTTTGATTGGATTTTCAAACAAGCAAACTTTACTAAAATATTGGAAGGAAACTATAATGGGACAAGACTTAGTAAAAATCAACAGGATAGCGAGCAGCGAAAACGTGATTCAGTTCTTGCAGTCGCTACAACCGTTAGAGAAGCTGCCGCAAAAAAGAGAAAGGAACTTGAAGCAGAGGGCGTTATTGAATAAATATCCCGATCCTGCACAATTCATTCTTGATTACAACCCTGATTTGCAGTTCAAACTTGTCAGATGTAATGCAACCCATTCAGAACTGGCGTTGAATGACAGCATTCCGAGTTTAGGGCTATTGTCTTCTACTTATGGGGATGAAACACCGATAGAATGGCTAAAGATACAATTTGGCTCATTGAATGACTTTGCAGAAGTTTCAACCAAGATAGCGAAAGAGCAACTTTCTGAACTATCGGAGATATTCCTTTCGGAGTATTATTATATAAATGCCGCTGAAATCTGTTTTTTCATAGCACGGTTTAAGGCAGGGAAGTATGGGCGGTTCTACGGATCAATAGATCCATTGAAAATAACAAGTGCGATGCTGGACTACGTTTCGGAACGTCGGAAAGATATTGAGCGGAAAGAGCGTGAACGATACAGAAACCAACGTGAAAAAGAGATAGAGGAGCGTGGAAATAACAGAATCTCTTATGCTGAGTACATTGAAATCAAGCACCGTGCTGATGCAGGAGATGAGGAAGCCAGAAAAATGCTGATGTCACCATGAGAATAACCGTTTACTGGGTAACAAGAAATCCGGATGTTATCGTAAGAATCCGGAAAAAGTTCAATATCCCAAGTTATACTTCCGTGAACTACGAAACAGAATGTGAAATCAAGGATGAAGACTTTTCACTGTTAGAAGAAACAGAACGAAGGGGATTTATTCAAATTAGAAATAAGAATACACGATTATGAAATCATTAAAAGAAATATTAAGGAGTTTAGAAGGTCTGTCCGATATCGAATTGTTCGTGATAGACCTTTTTTGTGGTGCCGGCGGTTTGTCCGAAGGTGTGGAAGAAGCACGATTGGATGGAAATAGATGTGGAAAGGTTGTTTGTTGTGTGAACCATGACAAGAATGCCATCCTTTCACATGATGCCAATATCCCTGATGCACTTCACTTTATTGAGGATATCCGTACACTGGAACTTTCCCCGATAAGCACTATTGTAGAACGTATTCGTCAGTTATACCCTGATGCCATGATAATGCTTCATGCTTCTTTGGAGTGTACCAACTTCTCGAAAGCCAAAGGCGGTCAGCCACGTGATGCTGATAGCCGGACACTGGCTGAACATCTCTTCCGCTACATTGATGTGATAGATCCTGATTATATTCAGATTGAGAATGTGGAAGAGTTTATGAGCTGGGGAGATATGGACGAAAAAGGGAAGCCTATCAGCATGGACAAAGGCAGGCTTTATCAGAAGTGGGTGCGCAATGTCAAGAAGTACGGTTACAACTTTGAGCACCGCATCCTGAACGCTGCCGACTTCGGTGCCTACACCACAAGGAAACGCTTCTTCGGCATCTTTGCTAAAAAGAGCTTGCCGATAGTATTCCCTGAACCGACCCACTGTAAAGGTGGCAGGCAGGACATGTTTTCTAAGCTGGAAAAATGGAAACCCGTCAAGGAAGTTCTTGATTTTTCTGACGAAGGAACTACCATCTTTAGGGAAAAGCCTCTTGCAGAGAAAACGCTTGAACGCATCTATGCCGGACTTATCAAATTTGTAGCCGGAGGAAAGGATGCTTTCCTTTCCCGTTACAATACGGTTCGCCCTCAAGACACATGCAAATCAGTTGATGAACCATGCGGAGTGTTGACTACTGAAAACCGCTTTGCAAAGGTACAGGTAAGTTTCCTCTCCAAACAGTTCAGCGGACATCCCGAAAGCAAGAATGTGTCTGTAGAAGAACCAGCAGGTGCAATCACCTGCAAAGACCACCATGTTTTTGTCTCTGCTTATTATGGAAATGGACATAATCATTCGGTAGACCTTCCAGCTCCAACGGTCACAACGAAGGACAGGATGGCTTTAATTGAAAGCCGATTTATGTGTTCTTATAACTTTAAGGATACAGGAAAGGATATTAACCAGCCTTGTCCTACACTTCTGACGAAAGACAGACTTTCTCTTGTATCTCCGTTTTTTATGAACCAATATTCTGGAGGTGGTCAGGTGTCTGATATAAACTCACCATGCCCCGCTGTTACCACAACACCGAAACAAAACTTGGTAACATGCCAGCCGTGGATAATGAATACTGCATTCTCAAATGTAGGTAGCAGTATAGAGGAACCCTCCCAGACCATTACCGCAAACAGGAAATGGCACTATCTGATGAATCCACAGTTCAACAGTGCTGGCGGCTCTGTTGATAGCCCCTGCTTCACATTAATAGCCCGCATGGATAAGATGCCGCCCTATCTAGTAGCAACAGAAAGCGGTCAGGTAGCGATTGAAATCTACGACAATGATAGTCCTATGACCGTGAAGATAAAGGAGTTCATGGCACTGTATGGCATAGTGGATATTAAAATGCGGATGCTTCGCATTCCGGAACTCAAAAAGATTATGGGATTCCCTGAAGATTATGTTTTAATAGGCACACAAGCTGACCAAAAGAAGTTTATCGGGAATGCAGTGGAGGTTACACAAGCGAGAAAAAATACTGAAGCACTTTGCAAAGTATTGAGAAAGTTGAGATTGAAGAAATCAAAAGAAATAGCTTAATGGAAAATGGAAAACTTATATTAGATGCCTGCTGTGGCAGTAGAATGTTTTGGTTTGACAAACATAATCCTCTTGCCTTATTCGTTGATAAGAGGTCGGAAATAGTAACTGCCAAGGACAGAGATAAAATCAGAACTATAGAAGTAAAACCTGATATAATAGCCGATTTTACCAACTTGCCGTTTGAGGATAATTCTTTTCACATGGTAGTATTTGACCCACCTCATCTAAAAACACTTGGTGAAACGTCATGGATGGCTAAGAAATACGGAAAACTGCCGAAAAACTGGCAGTCACTAATACACGATGGATTTACTGAGTGTATGCGTGTCTTGAAGCCTTACGGCACTCTTGTATTCAAATGGAATGAGAGTGAGATAAAAGCTGCGGAAGTTTTGTCTGTTATCCCGTTCAAACCTCTTTTCGGACATACTACCGGAAGACAGAGTAAGACAATATGGATGTGCTTTATGAAACTGCCAATTAACTACAAAAAGAGTTTAATAAAATATTTATCAGAATCATAACTAGAGATATATGAATAAGATAGAAAAACTGGCTGGAGAATATAACTCCACCTTTGCTCGACTGGCAGTAATAGAAAGTGAATTGACCAAAGAATGCCAGAAGTACGTTTCCTGGGATACCGTTCAGGTAAGCATTACTGGTGGCGGTACTCCCATTGTAAAAGCAAGGAATGAGATAGATGCCGTTCCTTTGGAGGATTTTGTTGACCATGTAAACGAATATGGAAGCATGTCAGAATCCGCCTACGGACATTTGGCTTGGTATTCGATTTAAAACTAAACCAATATGAGCAAACTATATAAAGTAACCATTTTCGGGGAATCATTCCTAATCGGGTGGTTCCCTTTCTCTTCACACTGGTATAACAAGCTAAAGATAATCAAATGATAGTACGTCATTTTATAAGAGTTCCGGTTGGAAGTACTGTCTATTGCGACAATCAGCCGGTTAAAATACTGGAGAAAGGATATGCCCTTGCTCTATGCGATGTCAATGGGAAACGGGTATATATCACCTGCTATGATTTGGAAAAGAAACCATTCGTCAGCACGAATGGGGGGGGAGAATGAAAAAGAGCCAACCCACGCACGACCATGAATCAGCTCTTCCTTACACGATTATGATGCAAATATACTATTTACTTTTAAAATAATCGTGTTATGGAACTGGATTTTAACAAAATAATTCGTCTTAAAAAAATTCGTATCGAGAAATCAGAACTTTCAGAGGAAGAAAATACCTTGACTTCCCCGATTTTGAAAGACAAAAGCCTTATCCATGAAATCTACAAAATTTTCGTTGAGTTGCTGAATGAAAGAGGATGTCCCCCAAACATTGATAGTGTGACCCAGAGAAAGAAATTCATCTTTATTATCCTGTACCTATTTTCCCCAAGTTCACTTGCCGGAGGAAAAATGACTGCAGGGCTACGTGAGGAGATGTCAAGGGTATTGGGTGTTCAGTCCAAGAGTACAATTTCCGACAATTGTGCTGATGTCGTGTTTCTGTATCAGAATTATGGGGACTTTAGTGGAGATATAGAGTATCTTTACACCGAAATCGTAAATCGGTTAAGAATTAAAGGGCTAATCAATTAATGAGCCGGAGTTTAGTGATCCGGCTTTTGTTATGTGTACACGGTGTTAAAAGTAACAAATATGTTATTTCTTTCTTCATCTTTGCTTGTTTTATTGTAACAAATATGTTACTTTTGTAGTGTCAATTAAAAATGTTCTTTGATTTTATGAAGTATTCAGAGTTTTACAAATTGATTGAATCAGCTGGCTGGACAATCAAAAAGGGAAAGAAACATTATAAATATGTTCATCCCGACTTTGACTACTTTATTCCTGTTGGCAGACATCAGTCTCAAGAGATACCAAATGGTACTCTTGACAGTATGTTGAAAAAGGCAGGGTTAAAGAAGTGAAAGGACTGCACCCACTTCGGTGGGTGCTTTAATTGACGAATTTAAAATACACGATTATGAAGAAGATTAAGGCAATTATCGAAAAGGCGAATGATGGGGGTATTTCCGTATATTCGGAGGATGTGAACGGAGCGTACGGTTTTGGGCTTACAGAGCAGGAAGCGAAAGATGATTTTATGTCCGTACTTGAGGAGCAGGCCGGATATTATAAAGAAAAACATGGAGACTTTCCTGTGTGGTATAAGTCTGGGTATTCTGTTGATTACGTATATGATTTAAGCGGATTCTTCGAGGCATTTCCTTTCATAAATGCCAGTAAGTTTGCAAAGGAAATTGGCATGAATGAATCTGTCATGCGGAAATATAAGGGAAAGATTGTAACAGCTTCCGATAAACAAAGAGCTCTTATACAAGAGAGATATAATAATCTTCTCAGAAGAATGGAAGCTGTCAGATTCTGATATTCTAGCCGTGAGGCTCTGATATAAAATCAAGAACTAATTGACAACAGAAGGCGCATCATTTTGGTGCGCCTTTATTGCTTTTAATGAGGTTATCAATGAGTAAGCCGGAGTTTAATGCTCTGGCTTTACTTTTAATCTTTCACATATTTTTGGTAATACTCTCTTGTATTACTTGTTGGTAAAACAAGTGGAATGGAAAACTTTATTTTACTAACACTTTCATTTTGTATTGCATTTTCTGACGAAGTACCAACATTTATAATTTTGGCGATTCCTATTCCTGATTTATTACCTTCTTTTTCGGTAACGGAAATAGCTATGTCCATCTCTATATTTTGTACTTTGGTCTTTCGGTTATAATATTCATAATGAGATTCATTGTCAATATAATATTCTCCTTTTTCAGATTGAATATCATCGGGACAAATTAGGACATGTTTATCTTTGTATTTTTCTTGTGTTTCTGAAACAGCATCTATTATTTGACTAAGTGTTTCTTTTATAAAGTCTTTTAGTTCCATATTTTTTTATTTATAGTATTCTTTCCCTCGTATATTCTTGTGTTCCGGCATATGTGGTTCTCCGTCAAAATGTATTTTACCTCCACAATGAGGGCAGGTGATAACGTTTTCTTCCTCTTCCTTATCTTCCCCTATCAGTGTTGTAATAGACACA